GTTCGTGAAGTATTACTTGGCGAACAAGATAAATTAGTTCGTGGCCCTAATTGGGATAAGTTTTATCTTGAAAATATTATTAAATGGTGGAAGAAGAAGGCAGGTAAAAGATATGAAAAGATGAAGAAAGAAGGTAGGTTTAGAACTGAGGTCGAACTCTGGACAGAAGATCAAGATATACAAATCATAAGATAATGGAACTCAAAGACTGGTTAAACTCAATTAACTTTTATAAGAACAATCTTCTAGAGGAAGATCCTTCTTTGATAAAAGACTATGCTCCATATATTATCAATCGTTGTTTGTCAGGCAATCTTGATTGTATTATGTTTGTTAACGAAATGAATAAGTATCCTAACTTAGATAAAGATCTTCAATATTCTTTTTATCTAAATACACTTAGGAAAAAGAAGAGATTCTCTCCCTGGCTCCGTAAGGATAAAGTCACGGATCTCCAATGTGTAAAACAATACTATGGTTATAGTAACGAGAAAGCCTCTCAAGCACTGAAAATCTTATCAAAACAACAACTGGAATTTATTAAACAACGACTTGAAATTGGAGGAACAAAATGACTACTTCTACGGTAGAACCACAGATAACTTGGTCTCAGGATCAAATGGTGGAAGTGCTTCTCAATGAACCAGATGACTTTTTAAAGGTTCGTGAGACTCTAACAAGAATTGGTGTAGCGTCGAGAAAGGAAAAGAAATTGTATCAAAGTTGCCATATCTTGCATAAGCAAGGTAGGTATTTTATTGTGCACTTTAAAGAATTATTTGCATTAGATGGTAAGCATGCTAATCTCACATCTAATGACGTACAAAGACGTAACCGCATCGCTCGTCTCTTAGCAGACTGGGGTTTAATTACTGTAGTAAAACCTGAATCAGTTTCTGATATTGCTCCCCTTAATCAAATTAAAGTTCTTTCATATAAAGATAAGGGAGATTGGATTTTAGAGCAGAAGTATAACATTGGTAAAAAAGGTAAGACCCAAGAAACCGAATAAAAAGGTAGTACTCTCCACTTCTCTTTTACAGTGATACGTGTATAATTAGTAGTGAATGCCGAAAGGATTCACTTTATACACACTCGCTTTTAAAGGAGAAAAATTATGTCAATTAATCGCAAATTTCAAACTGAAGATTTATCTTCATTGATGGATAAAATTGTCAGAAATAGTATAGGACTTGATTCCTATATAGATGATTTCTGGTCAAACACAACCTCTTCTAACTATCCGCCATATAATTTAGTTCAAGTGAACAATGTCGAATCGAGGTTGGAAATCGCACTCGCGGGATTCAAAAAGAAAGAAGTCAAAGTCTACACGGAGTTTGGAAAACTACATGTCGAGGGCAAAAAGGAAGAATCAAAAGATGATGCAACGATTGTCTATCAAGGATTGGCCCAACGTTCCTTCGATAGAGTCTGGACGATCACCGATGATACAGAGGTTAGATCGGTCAGCTTTGCCGATGGACTCCTTACCGTGGAATTGGGAAAAGTAGTTCCAGAACACCACTCTCGTAAAGACTACTTATAAATAAAATAGTTCGAGATGGATGGGGGCCTTTACGGCCCTCTTTTTTTGTGCTATACTAGAGGGACGTGATTAAAAATTATGACCATTAAATTAATGCTCTTGAAATCCGGTGAGGATGTAATCGCTGATGTTTCTGAAATGTTAATGGGCGAAGGAGAGAAAAGAACGGTTATTGGATATCGTTTAGATAAACCTTGTGTTATTAGAATGGTAAAACCAAACGTGACAGAAACAAATGGTAATGCTAAAAAGGCAGGATTTGAAGTATCATTATTTCCTTGGATACCTTTATCTAAAGAAACAAATATACCTATCCCTGCTGACTGGTTAATTACAATGGTAGAACCAGTTTATAAATTAAAAGAAATGTATCAAGAGGACATCGTAAATTATGGAAACGAAAATAATACTACTGACAACTAATCAAATAATCATAAGTCAAATAACTGAGGTTCCTGCAGCTATTCCGGGAGAACCTGATTGTAAATTATCTAATCCATTTACAATTAAAGACAATGATATCTTAGAACCTTTCTTGCTAAAAGTTACAAAGGATGATACATTTATGATTAGTTCTGATAAGATTCTAACTCTTGCAGATCCTACACCAACACTACTTGAAAAATATCAAGACCTTATTAAATGAAGTTCTACACTAATGTTCAATTGATCGGGAATCAGTTTCTTGTTCGTGGTGTTGAGAATGGAAAAAGATATGAACATCGTGATGAATTTTTCCCTACATTATATGTCAAATCTAAAAAGAAGTCTAAATATAAAACGTTAAATGGAGAGACAGTTGAACCAATCAATCCGGGAACAGTTAGAGACTGTCGAGATTTCTATAAAAAATATGAAGATGTCGATGGATTCGAGATATATGGAAATGACAGATACATTTACCAATACATATCAGAAAAATATCCTGTTGATGAAATCAAGTTTGACATCAGCCAGATTAAACTTGTTACTCTTGATATTGAGGTTGCGTCTGAGCAAGGGTTCCCTGATGTTGAATCGTGCGTCGAAGAAATACTTGCAATCACAATCCAAGATTATACAACTAAGCAAATTGTTACTTGGGGAGTTAAACCTTTTGATAACAAACAAGATAATGTTACCTACCACTGCTGTCACACTGAGGAAAAACTTCTTCGATCATTCATAGAATATTGGATGCTAGATGTTCCAGATGTAATCACTGGATGGAACATACAACTTTACGATATACCATACATCTGTAAACGTCTCGAAAGAGTTCTTGGTGAAAAGATAATGAAAAGATTTTCGCCATGGGGTCTTGTCTCTGAGGGTGAAGTTCATATCATGGGAAGAAAGCATACCACCTTTGATATTGGTGGTGTCACACAACTTGATTACCTTGATCTTTATCGAAAGTTTACATATAAAGCACAAGAGTCATATCGTTTGGATTATATTGCAAGTGTCGAACTTGGGCAAAAGAAACTCGATCACTCTGAATATGATACATTTAAGGATTTCTATACAAAAGGTTGGCAGAAGTTTATTGAATATAATATAGTTGACGTGGAACTTGTTGACCGTTTGGAAGACAAGATGAAGTTGATCGAACTTGCATTAACGATGGCATATGATGCTAAAGTCAATTATAATGATGTGTTTTATCAGGTAAGAATGTGGGACACAATTATCTACAACTACCTCAAGAAACGCAATATTGTAATCCCCCCTAAGAATAGATCAGCAAAAAGTGAAAGGTATGCAGGTGCATACGTTAAGGAACCAATTCCGGGAAAGTATGATTGGGTAGTTAATTTTGACCTTAACTCTCTGTATCCGCATTTGATTATGCAGTATAATATTTCTCCAGAAACACTTCTTGAGGAAAGACACCCATCAGCAACTGTTGATAAAATTCTTGGGGAAGAAATAAACTTCGAGTTGCATAAAGATAATGCTGTTTGTGCCAATGGTGCAATGTATCGAAAAGATGTTCGTGGATTCTTACCAGAACTCATGGATAAGATGTATGGAGATCGTGTGGTCTTCAAAGAAAAAATGATTCAAGCAAAGAAAGCATATGAAAAAACTCCCACTAAAAAATTGGAAAAAGAAATTGCCCGGTGCAATAATATCCAAATGGCTAAGAAGATCTCTCTTAACTCTGCTTATGGTGCTATCGGTAACCAGTATTTTAGGTACTACAAACTTGCCAATGCAGAAGCTATTACCCTCTCAGGGCAAGTGTCTATCCGATGGATAGAAAACAAAATGAATGACTATCTAAACAAAATACTTAAAACGGAGGGTGAAGACTATGTTATTGCTAGTGATACTGATTCTATCTACCTTAATCTTGGCCCTTTGGTGGAGGTCATATACAAGGGCAGAGAGAAAACTACTGAAAGCATTGTCTCGTTCCTTAATCAGGTCTGTGAAGTGGAACTTGAAAAGTATATTACGAGTTCTTATGAAGCGTTGGCCTCGTATGTAAATGCTTATGATCAAAAGATGTTTATGAAAAGAGAGAACATCGCAGATCGTGGGATATGGACAGCAAAGAAAAGATATATTTTAAATGTGTGGGATAGTGAAGGTGTAAGATATGAAGAACCCAAACTCAAGATGATGGGTATTGAAGCAGTGAAGTCATCAACTCCTGCACCTTGTCGTAAGATGATTAAAGACGCACTTAAGTTGATGATGAATGGAACAGAAGAAGATGTAATTGAATTTATTGACAATGCTCGTAAAGAATTTAAAACCTTGCCACCAGAGGATATATCATTTCCACGTTCTGCATCTGATGTTGTAAAGTACAAAGCATCATCTACAATCTATGCAAAAGGAACACCCATACATATACGTGGAGCGTTGTTATTCAATCATTATATTAAAAAGAATAAGTTGGATAATAAGTATTCATATATTCAAAATGGTGAGAAGATTAAGTTCTGCTATTTGAAGAAACCAAATATTATTCATGAGAATATTATTTCATTTATTCAAGACTTTCCAAGGGAACTCAAGCTTGACAAATACATAGATTATGATCTACAATTTGAAAAAGCATTCTTAGAACCACTCAAAATTATTCTTGACTCGATTGGGTGGAGTGTTGAGAAGACTGT